TGATGATTCAGAATTCAATGGTTACACGATTTTGAAATCAATCATGTCAACCTATGATGGAATTGAAGATTCCGAAGAAATCAGGGTTGAATTGGAATACAGTGGTTTATCAGCTGAAATTGATTCCCTGAAGACACAGTTGGAAGATGCCAATTCACAGGTTGAAATGTTGACAGCCTGTATTTTGGAATTAAGTGACATTGTTTATTCTTAAAGGGAAGGTGGTGTGAATGGTGATTGCAATGCTATATGCACAACAGATTATGCTTGGAAAAAGAACTTTTGAATCTGTTCCAGCGAAACTGAAGTCAAGGGTTGCTGAAATCCTGATTGATTCAGGGTTTGAAGAACTTGTGACAGAAGATTATTAAAACAAAGGGACACCATTTGGTGTTCCTTTTTTATGTCCAACATCCTGAAGACGTTTAAAAGCTGGAATTATGACCTTGTGATGTCATATAAAAGCACATTGTCACTATGCTGAAAGCATGTTAAAAAACACAGACAAGGAAAGGGAAAGAATCATGGACTTTTTAAAGGAAATTTTAGGTGATGACCTGTTCAATCAGGTGTCAGAAAAAATCAATGCACACAATGGTGCTGAAGAAAACAAGGACAAGCAAGTCAAACTTGCAAATCTTGGTGCTGGTGGTTATGTAAGCAAAGAAAAGTTTGGTTCCAAGGAACAGGAACTTCTGTCCAAAGGAAATGAACTTGCGGAAGCAAACAAATTGATTGAAGAACTGAAGAAGGGAAACAAAAACAATGAAACCCTTCAACAGAAAATCAAGGACTATGAAACAGAGGTTGAAACACTTCAGGCAGAACTTGAACAGACAAAAATCAAGTCAGCATTGAAGGTGGCATTGATGGGTGAACATGCACTTGATGTTGATTATTTATCATACAAGTTGCATGAAAAACTTCAGGCATCAGGTGAATCACTTGAAATTGATGATGAAGGAAACATCAAGGGATGGAAAGAAAAAGCGGAAGGTCTGAAGATTCAGTTCCCGACACAGTTTGAATCATCTTCATCAAAGAAGATTGAAGAACACAAACTTGAAAAGCCTGATGAACAGGCTGGAACAATCACAAGGTCTGACATCTTGAAGATGTCATATCAGGAAAGAACATCCTATGCTGAAGAACATCCTGAAGCCTATGAACAGGCTATGGGAAGGGCATAGAACAAAGAAAGGTAAAAGGTGAATAAAATGACTACAACAAAATTATCAAACATCATCAATCCACAGGTTATGGGTGATATGATTGAAGCAAAAATCAGCGCAAGTGCAAAGTTGATTCCTTATGCAAAGGTTGATGACAGCCTTGTTGGAACAGCTGGTGACACCAAGACAGTTCCATCATGGAACTATGTTGGTGATGCTGAAGACTTCAATCCTGAAACAGCTTCAGACAATGATTCTGAAATGTCAACAACCAATTTGACAGCATCAAGCACCACTTTCACAATAAAGTGTGCTGGAAAATCAATTTCAATTCTTCAGACAGCAATCAATTCAGGTCTTGGTGACCCTGTTGGTCAGGCTGAAACACAGCTTGGAAAGTCCATTGTTGGCAAGATTGACAATGACCTTCTTGATGCATCCAAGACATCATCACATGTTCTTGACAAGAAGACTTCTGTCATTTCTTATGGTGGAATCGTTGATGCTGTTGACTTGTTTGATGAAGATGTCATCACTGACAAGGTGATGTTCATTTCACCAGCACAGGTCACCACATTAAGAAAAGACACAGACTTCATTGACAAGACCAAGTATGGCAATGAAGTAATGGTGTCAGGTGAAATTGGAATGATTGCTGGTGTCAGAATTGTTCCGTCAAAGAAGATTGTGGTTGAAAATGTCGGAACAGAAGCATCCGCTGTTCAGGGATATAAGAATCCAATCATCAAACTTGAAGCTGGTGACCCTGAATCAGAATTCACTGAAGATGAACTTCCAGCATTAACCATCTTCTTGAAGAAGGACACACAGGTTGACCATGAGTGGTTCCCGAAGAAGCAAAGACATGATGTGACAGCCACCAAGTATTATGGTGTCGCATTGACAAATGAAGCAAAGGTTGTTGTTGCAAAGTTCAAGAAATAGTTCAGAAAGGGTGATGTGAAATGATTATTTCAGTTGAAAGATTGAAAAGTTTCATCACCACAGATGTTTCAGATTCAGTGCTGGAAGCAAGACTTTCAGCACTTGAAACATCCATCAGGAACAAGACACACAACAATTTTCAGGACAGACGATTCAGAAGCATGGGGAACATTGAAGATGGTGTTCTGTATGTGAAAGATGTTGAACTGTTTCAGGCTGGTGACACCATCATGGTGAACACTGACCTGTGTGTCATTGACAGCATCAATGAACACTATGTCACAGTTGATGAACCATTATTTGATGAACCAACAGTGTTGGTCACCAAGGTGGTTTATCCAAAGGACATTGTGATGGGTGTGGTTGATGTGATGGGTTGGATGCTATCCAATCCAAGTTCCAAAGCTGGAATCAGTGCGGAAACACTTTCAAGACATTCTGTGACCTATCAAGGAAACACAGAATTTGATGCTGACATTGGATGTCCTGTCAGATTGCTGTCTTTCTTGAATCAGTACAAGAAAGCAAGATTTTGATGAAAAGTGGGTGAATGAAATGGTTGAAATTGGTGGCAACATCACAGCACAAATCCAAGTGAAACAAGGGAATGGAAGGAACAGGATGGGTGAACCAATACTTGATTGGAACACAGTTCAGACCATCACAGGATTCCTTGACATGTCATCAGGTGATTCGCATTATACCAATTTCAATGCGAAAATTCAGGAATCCACACATGTTTTCATTTGTGATTATGTCCCACTGAATGTGACAGTAAGTGAATCAAGAATGTTGATTGATGGTGATGTCTATGACATCAAGTTCATTGATGACCCAATGAACCTTCACCAACACCTTGAAATATTCCTTGAACAAGTGGGGTGATTATATGTCAGTGACATTTGAAGATTATTCAGTGAAGGTCAAAAATGAACTGAATGACCAAACGATTAAATGGCTGTTTGAAGCTGGTGGTGAACTTCAAGCGAAGACCCAAAGGAACACAAGGGTTGACACAGGACAGCTGAAAGGTTCTTGGACATACAATGTGGATGAATCCAAGGGTGAATGTCAAGTTGGTTCACCTTTGGAAAATGCCATTTGGGAAGAATTTGGAACAGGAATCTATGCTGTCAATGGTGACGGAAGAAAAACACCTTGGGTGTATGAAGACCGAAAGGGTGAAAAGCATTTCACACATGGAAAGCACCCAAATAGAACACTGTTTGGTGCATACACATCCATTGAATCAAAGCTGAAACAGGCATTGGAAAAAATATTGAAAGGAATGGGATAATATGACAGTTGAAGCAATCGCATATATCAATGAAGTTCTGATTGATGCTGGTATCAATTATGAATATGGCATGTGGACACAGAATCCTATTCCATCACCATTTTTTGTTGGTGAAAACATAGACATTGAACCTGTGAATGAAGATGGGATGACCCAATCAACATTCATCCTGACAGGGACAGGAACAGGGACTTGGTTGGAACTTATTGACAAGAAAGAATTGATTGAATCACTTTTCCCTTCAGTTGGTGGAAGGGTGGCAAGATTGGAAAATGGTTCATCTGTTGCAATTTTCTTTGGAACAGCACAGACCATTCCATCAGACACCATTGACATCAAAAGAATTCAAATCAATTTGACAGTTAAAGAATGGAAGGTGAATTGAAATGGCTTATGAAGAATTAAAGTCAAGTGGAATCACAGCAAATACACCACAGAACATCATGTTGGGTGCTGGAACCATTCACAGGGGTTTAACACTTGACCCTACAACACACACATGGAACTTCAATGAATCACTTATTGGTGCCACATCAGGTGGTTCCAAGGTCAACATTGTTCCTGAAGTGACGGACATTGAAGTTGATGGTGCACTTGTTCCTGTCAAGGGATTGCGTGTGAAAACAGGTGAAACAGCTTCAGCAGAAGTGAATTTTGTTGAAATGACACCTGAACTGTTGCAAATGGTTACCATTGGTCAGATGAATCAGACATCTGATTTTGAAGGCTATTCAGAAATTGTGTCCAAGGCACAGATTGAACAGGGTGACTACATTGAAAACTTTGGTTATATCGGAAAGAAGACAGATGGAACACCAATCATCATCATCTTTGAACAGTGCATCTGTACTTCAGGACTTTCTGTGGAAGGCAAGAACAAGGAAGCTGGAACATTCACAGGAACGTTTGAATGTGTGGCTGATGTGTCACCTGAAGCTGACACACTTCCTTGGCACATCTTATACCCAACAGCACAGGGTTAAATTAACATATATCTGAAAGGGGATTGAATAATGGAATTAAGAAATTTGAAAGCATCTGACATGGGTCAGGTTTGTAAAATTTTGTCAGGAATTGGTGTCAGACAGTTCCAAGGATGTTTCAATGGTGTGGACATGAAGGACAAGACAGTTGAACAGATTGGTCAGGCTGTGGTGTTTGACATTGCTGGAATTGTTCTTGAAAACATTCCAAAGGTTCAGAAGGACATTGACACCTTCCTTGCATCTTTGACAGGAAAATCAATCAAAGACATTCAGGAAATGGACATGGGTGACTATTTTGATTTGATTGTTCGTGTGATTCAGAAGGATGAATTCAAGGATTTTTTCAAACATGCTATGAAGTTGTTCAATCCATAGGATATATACGTTTCATGGACTTGTTATCTCAAAGATATGCAAGTCCTTTTTTGTTATTAGATGAATTCATTCATCTTGAACAGCTTCATGACTTCTTCCTTGAAATCACAGATGTGATGTATCAGGAAAAAGTTGAAAAATACAGATGGGAATATTATCTTCACAAAGTTTTTGATAAAAGTTATGACGATTATATCAAATCAATCACTTCTGAAGAACAAGAATCCCAAAGCATGGACAAAGATGAAATCAAGGGTATTGTGGAAGATTCCCAATCACTTCTTGGTTTATTTTAACAGAAAGGTGGTGAACACCTATGGAATTATTCAAGTTAATGGGAACCATTGCGGTGAACAATTCCGAAGCAAATAAAAACATAGACGAAACATCAGGCAAGGCTGAAGGGTTTGGAAAGAAACTGACCAAGGGCATTGGAACAGTTGGAAAATGGGGAACAGCGGTTGTTGGTGCAACCACTGTTGCTGTCGGTGGTCTTGTAAAGTTTGCGGAATCGTCAGCATCCACATCAGACAACATTGACAAGATGTCACAGAAGATTGGTATTTCAAGACAAGCCTATCAGGAATTAGATTTCATCTGTTCACAAAGTGGAACATCCGTTGATGGTCTGAAGATGGGAATGAAGACCTTGACAGCACAAATGGATGGTGCTGTGTCAGGAACATCAAGTGCTGTCGAAAATTTCAAGAAATTGGGTGTGTCTGTGACCAATGCGGATGGTTCAATGCGGTCACAGGAAGAAGTTCTGTTTGATACATTGAAAGCACTTCAGGGTGTTGAAAATCAGACCGAAAAATCAAGAATTGCAACAGAACTGTTTGGAAGGTCAGGTTCAGAATTGATGCCATTGCTGAATGGTGCATCAGGAAGCATTGATGCAATGAAGAAACAGGCACATGACCTTGGTCTTGTTCTGTCGGATGATGTCATTGACAATGGTGTTGAATTGACAGATTCGATTGACCAAACAAAACGTGCTTTTGCATCCATTGTGACACAGCTTGGTGGTGCATTGATGCCATTGGTGACACAAGCATCTGACTACATTCAGCAAGCACTTCCGAAGATTCAAGGATTCATTGGTCAGCTGGTTCCTGTCATCACATCACTGTTTCAGGGTCTTCTTCCACCATTGATGAAATTGGCACAGCAAGTGTTTCCAATCTTGTTCAACCTGATTCAGACATTGCTTCCACCAATCACAAACATTGTTCAGATGGTGCTTCCAGCATTTGTTCAGGTGATTCAGATGGTGCTTCCACCATTGATTCAGATGATTGAAACAATTCTTCCTGTGGTGGTTCAATTGGTTCAAACAATCCTTCCACCATTGATGGAAATTGTTCAATTGATTCTTCCACCATTGATGGAAATTTTGTCTTCACTGTTGCCTATCTTCCAAACTGTGGCTGAAGCAATAACACCATTGATTCAGTTGGTGATGGACTTGGCTGTTCCAATCGTGAACCTGACAATGAAGGCATTGAAACCTTTAATCACTATATTCATTAAGTTGATAAACACCATCCTGAAACCAATTGTTCCATTGTTCAA